ACTTAACCATGCTACTACGAGTAGTTTGATCTTTATTATACACACTTTGTTCAAAGTCTGCAAGAGGAAGAACATCAAACAAATTGAGGACGGCATCTCCTGCTTCTACGTTGTCTTTGCGATGCACTTGTTTCATTAAGTCTTGAAAACTAGACGACATAATCTCACCATCTAGTACCAAATCCATATCTTTGCTAGTCGACTTTGCTTTAACCACACGACTAATCTGTTTTACAATGTGTGGAAAGTTTGCTAGCTCTTTGCCATTACGGCTAAACATATCAACACGCCCGTCTGCACGAACAATAGTGATAACACGAACTCCGTCGAGTTTAACTTCGATGAGCTTTTTTCCTGAAACTTTCGATTCATGGTTTGCACTATCATGAGCAAGCTGACAACCAAATACAGGAATAGCATACTGAGAGTACTTTTTCTCCACAATCTTGTTGATTGTTTTTTCACTAGTACCGCAGCGTAAGTCTTTGATCAAGATGCGTCGATACCAACCATTCCACTCTTTTTGTGTAGACTGTTTGATTAACGCATCAACGGCGTCACGGGCAGCATTGCCGGTGAGTGTACGATTGCATAAACGCTCAGTGATAGCAACAAAATTATCCCAATGCAAGCCAGGACCGTCTTCATCTTTTTTCTCCGGTATTTGTTTGAGTCCAAAAGTAATCATCGGGTCCAGCGCCAGGCGACACCCTGCAAAGAATTCATCGCAACCTTCTTGGGCAATAGCTTCGATTATGCCTTCTTTATTAAGACGGCTGTTGTGGGTTTCTAGATTCCAAATATGGCTAGCACAAACACTCATTTTGACTCCAATAGTTAACTGTATAAGTGTATATTATACAGTCTAGTTATCAGTATGTCAAGTGAGTTGTTGTCTTAAATGGCTTACCAAGTTCTGCATATTCTAATTGGGTTAGAATCTTACGTTTCATTTGGATAACTTTTGGGTGACTATGATCGTACTCAAACGCTCGCATAAAACGTCCCCACCCGTTTGGACGAGCACGTTTTGGCACAGAGCTATCCAAATAAATTCCTATAGCTGTAGTATCAAATCCAAATTTGTCAATCATATCTTGTGCTAGATTAAATGAGTGAGCACCCATTTCGTCTCTATGCCCGTAATACTCTTGCTCTTTTCGATCTTTAACATAATACACTGTACTTTCGTATCCAGGAATATCTTTGAAATTCCTAGCACGGTATTGCCTAGTATGAATAATTTCGTGTAACATTGTATCTGCAAATAGTGTACAAATACGTTCCCAACGATACAAACTAGTTTTCATAGTATTGGCTGTTGTAGGAAATACAAGACCTACTTCGATAAATCGCTTCTTGCCTTGATTATCGAGGTAACTATGATATGCTCCGCCTACCCACATCTCGCCCTTTTTAACAGGTGTATGTCTGTTGCTAGTTACTTTAACTGGTAAGTGAGCCTTAATATGCTTACTTAAAATACTAGTAATTTTGCCTATAGGTAAGCGTCTATCTACAATCTCGGGCTTGAGCTCGTAGAGCATTGAGTACAGCATATTTCGATCCAAAACAGACCAATTAAAGGCTTCACGGGCCATAGTACACTCCTAGACATAAGTATTTATAGTGTACTACGGTTTTCCGTTATATATGCACTTTATGGGCGACGTGTTATAATTTCGTCAACCAACCCATATTCTAGGGCTTCTTGGGCACTCATAAAATTATCACGTTCCATACCTGCGTGAAACTCTTCGAATGTCTTACCCTTGCTATTATGTTTAACATAAATTTGGGTAAGACTCTGCTTCATTTTTAAGATCTCTTTTACTTGGATTTCCATGTCAGTTGCTTGGCCGCCCGCACCACCCGAGGGCTGATGAATCATGTGGCGAGCGTTAGGTAGAATCTTGCGTTTACCAGCAGCGCCAGCAGTGGCGAGTAAACTACCCATTGAGCAAGCCTGTCCCATAACGATGGTTTGAACATCTGGTTTGATAAACTGCATGACATCGTAAATTGCCATGCCAGCGGTAACAACACCGCCAGGGCTGTTAATGAAAAAATGAATATCTTCATTGCCTTGACTTTCTAAAAATAAAAACTGAGCCACTAACAAACTAGACACATGCTCGTTCACATCCGTGTCCAACATCACAATACGGTCTTTGAGCAGACGACTGTAAATATCATATGCTCTCTCGCCGCGAGCTTCAGTCTCGATGACCATTGGTACTAAGTTTGGCATTTTTATCCTTGTAGGTGTTTCATTACATTTTCTGGACTGGACACGCCATATGGATCCGGATCAGTTTCACTTGATTCCGGTTCTACAAACATGTGTTGTATCTGTCCGTGATCAATAATAGCCGCATAACGACGACTACGATCACCAAAACCAATTGCACTCATGTCCACTGTCATGCCCATGCCGTGTGTAAACACACCTGCACCGTCCGGAATAACCTTGACATTTTTGATGTCCAACGCACGAGCCCACTCGTTCATAACGAAGCCGTCATTAACTGAGATACAATAAATTTCATCGATGCCTTGTGCTCGGAAGTCTTCGTACTGTTCTTCAAAGCCTGGTAGTTGATATGTACTGCATGTGGGTGTAAATGCGCCAGGCAAGCTGAATACAATTACTCGTTTGTCGGCAAACAAGTCATCAGTTGTTTTAAAAACAAATTCTCCCCCAATCGGGCAACCACCGCCTTCTGGTGCCTCATCGCCTTCTCGAAATGCAAATGTTACTATTGGTACTTGTTGTGTCATCGTTATCCTTTAATGTTTTATGTATCATATGTTTGTGCAAAGATATCTTTCTTCACAGCACCGTAATCTCCAGAGCCGTGGCGAACAATATAGTCCTCACCTGTCTTGTAATGCAAATCACCCCAAGTAGTGTGCAGCACACCATCGTGATCTGCCAGTTTGGCATGTTTATGGATTTTCTTTGGTGAACATTCACCATTACCCAAGTCATCTTTATACTCTTTAAACTTTTCCGGAGTAATGGGATAATGTTCACCCTTTGGGCCAGTCATAATATAATGACCTGGTTCGTACTGCACCGGTCCTTCTAGCGTATCAACTGTGCCTGAATCTTTGGCAATCTTGTATTTCTCAATAGCTGGTTTTTTAAACGTTTCAAACGCACCCGCTCTGAACCAAGCGTCGGTGATACCCTCGCTCGATTCCACAATTTTAATAAATTCTCTCATCATATTAGTTTGCGCTTATTGTTGTTTGTCCAACTACCGCACCGGGCTTCTGTAGTGCAGCCTCTCGACGGGCACGATACTCAGCATTGTCTACTGGAAGTAGATTTAAAGTTCCGTTGCCAGTAGGTGTTACTACACTCACTTTATCACTTTTAGAAGGAACTACTTGTTCGTTTGGTGAAAGTGTTTGCGGTGCAGGAATTGGTGTTATTGTAACTTGATCTCGGTCAAGGTCTTTAAATGCTTGTTCTTCCCGAGTCAATGCAACTTCTTTTTGTCGTTGTACTTCTTTGCCAATCTTCAACACATTAGCATCACCTGTTGGCAGCACAATCAACACATACGAACGAAAACGATTTCCTTCGGAAATATGTTTAACTTCTCGAACTTCTACACCTAACAAATTAACCTCACGACATGCTGTGCGTACTGCAAGTTCTGTATTGTCTGTGCTGGCTTTTTCTGAATCAGTTTTAAAAATCTTTGTACTTTGACTTGCTGTGCCGCCTGCTGTCATACAAATTTTACCATAAGCATCTGTCTTGGCTTTGTGATCAGCCATTGCCATATCATAGCTTACACCAGTACCGGATGCATAAACAGCACTGTTACTAGCCGGCAATTTATACATCCACTCGGGTGCTTTACTAATGGCATTATCCACATATTTTTCTTGACGCTGACGTTCAGCATCGGCCCGACGCTCATATGCATCTGGTGTAGACCCAAAAATCTGTGCGCTAGCATTAGTTCCAAGAAGCGCAAGGGCTGAGGTCAATACTAGTGTTTTAAAATTATTTTTCATTTTAGTTTCCTTTGTTAAGATCCACGGAAGGCTTTGAAATCTTTTCTTTAGTCCATTCTGCAGACGATTGAAGATCCTTACCTACACCTGCTACCGTTGAGCAAGCGGCAAGGCCTGTTACTAACATCAATACCACTAGTGCTTTCATTTTGCCATCTCCGTACTTTGTGTCTTAACTGTGTCTACACCCTTGTCCAACATTCGAGCAATGCCAGAAAATCCAACAGTTGCTAGAACTAGTCCAAAGACTGTGCCTATAATAAATGCCTTCATAAAAACCTCTTTCTCTGTGTGTTAAAATTTAATTATAACTTAGTAGTAGTTTAAAGTCAACCTACCATTTGTCCACAATTAGCCAATTTGTATCCGAATTATCAACTTGGCAAATCACACCGTTGAAAACTTTCAATTGCCTGTCTACAACCAAGTGCTCTTGGAACATACGGCAACGGCTGTTGCGATATGTAAAATATTTTTTATTTGATCCAAATGGTGCTTCCGTTTCTAAAATTGTATTACCTTTTTTAAGTGTTGCAGGAACCAATTCACCCTCCCTGCAACTAGTAACACTTTCAGTTTTAAAGTGGCCAGGCATATCCATTAAAAAATTCTTACGTGCTCGCTCTTTAGCATAGTAGCAAAGGCTTTCGGGATTCTCCCAGCCCTTTTCGGTTTCCCGCAAATGATATGTTTTACCATCTACATCCATATCAAACTCCACAGTGCATTGTCCCATAATTTTAGTATCTTTTATCAAATTAACAATAGGACCAACTTGGCGTTCATTTGCCAATCGACTGGCTACTTTTACATTACAGTCTGCCATGGCAATGTTACCCACTAAAAAAGATAAGAGTATTAAGTTTTTCATGATTGAACACAACTATAGGTATACCACCAAATCGTAGATTTGAGTCTGCTATTAAAGATACGATCTGATTCTTCTAATTTTTCAGGATCAGAATTAAAATTCTTTGATTGTTGTAATTTTGTCAGTTCAGACAATTGCTGATCTTTTTTATCACAACTTACTGGATATTTTTTTAGATCTTCGTAGGAAATTTCACGAACATATTCAGTAGCAGGAACTACTGTTGCTGCAGAGTTGCTGTGATCAAACAATGATATAAATGTCCAAATCACTAGCAACCCTAACAGGAATCTCAATACTGGCAAAAATATTGCTAGTATAACAACCGCTGTAATAAGTAAAAACATATTTGCCTATCAATGAAGTTTCATTAATAGTATTATATGCTCATTACTGGTACTTGTCATCCAGTTTGACACTCGAAAGAGCGGCAATGGTTTGAAACTTTTCCCAAGCCAATTTGGCTGTGGGATTGGCCTCTAGTTCACTGTTTGGCAAAACAGCTTCCAACCAAATTTCTGGACGTCGGCGAGGATGAGCGCCAAATTGGCGAGGCTGATGAACCTTGCCATCTTCATACAGCATGGTGCTGATACTGCGGAATTTGTCTTCATCGTCTTTACTATGGTAATCATAGAGTCCCCATTCGGGATTGCTCATGCCGCCAAGACAATAGCCGGACCAAATGCCTGCCCACTGATCGTCATCTCGTGGATCAAAGTCTGTACGGGTAATCAAAACCAATACATCCTCCATGTCCACACGGCCTTCAACAATATCTAATATGCAACGGCTATAGCTTAGTCCAATTTTCATTTTGCTTCCTTTGCTAGTTTTTTATAACCTGCCCAACTAGGATGAATACCATCTGGTTGCAGTCTAGTAATGGGCAATACAATATCTCCAAAGCCTGCGGCAACTTCTTGTACTATATCCTGTATCTCAGGTTTAATAGCAGGTAATATCCAATAAACTCTTTTAGCTGATACGGATGTACGAATCTTTGCAATCTCTGCCCGTGTGTTCACACCCTTGTGGTCGTTTGACCCTAAGCTAATAATCAGTGTTTCAGCTAAGGGCAATGCACCCTTGTCGCCATCAAGATATTGCCGCCGCCATTGACCGCTGTTAATACCACCTTTGGCAAAAGCCACACAATCAGGTCGGAATTGTTTTGTACCAACCGCTATGCTATCACCAATAATTAAACAATCAATCAAATTAACCTCTCGATGCGGTTTGAGTACGTGTTATAGTTGGACCTGCACTTTCAAAGTCCATACCAGCATTGCGGCCTTCGTAACAGCGGCCGTTCCATTTCATACTAATCTTAACGGCTTTGTTGACAATTACATTGAGTAGGACTTTGTCCTGAAAGTCCTGAACAACAGCTTCAGTCATCTTAGCACTCTTTGCCATTTTGATTTGGCAAGTATCACTGTGTCTCAGTACTGTGGCCATTTTTATCTCCGTAATTAAAAGTAAAAGTTACATTTTTAATACTGTCCCAGCGAAAGCTTCTCCATGCATCAGCATCCAAATCAAACACAGGCATTACATCTTCGTTTACTCTACGTTCTGATTTAGACTCCACACTAACAGGATCTTTAAACATAATGTAAGTTGGATTGGTAGTACAACGCATAACACGTTCGCTACCATCTTTTTTAGTAAACGTAACTGATACGTTTTCTTGTTTTAAAACACTTTTAAACCAAAGTTTAAAACGTTTCATGTTGGACTCACTTAATGACATTTTCTAATTCTACTATACGTTCTTGTAACATGGAAATCTTATTTTCCAGTTCGTCAACATGTTCAGCAACTCGTTTCATAAAATCAGCTGTATTGCTACCAGTCAATTTAAGCATGTCGCTTACGCTTAGTTCTTTAGTTTCTTCACTCATTTAAATCTCCAATAAAATATCGGGGTTCCAGCCACTGTTTTCACTGTAGCCGTCGTTTTCATAACCACGGGGGTTGCACACCACACGAGTTTCACCAATGG